CCTAATTGTGTTAGACCATAGATAATGAGAGACTTACCTGAACCAGTTGGTGACAGCATAACAAGTCTTTTATCATTCAGTCCATCTCGTATTGCATCTACTTGATAGTTGCGAGGCGTAAATGGTAAGTTTAAATCTAGCAATGCTTTAACTACTTCTTCAGTAGAAAATTTTTGTTTAGGTATAACACTATCTTGTCCAACTAGATGATAACCTCTAGTCTTACAGAATTCTTCTAAGTGTTCCATTAAACCTATGTAGAGTTGACTAGTCCACATATTGAACAGACGTATTTTACCATCCCACATTTTATTACGAAATGTAGGCATGAACTCTGCTCCAGGCACTTTGAATGTGAAATACTCTGACAATTCATATTTAATGCCAGCATCATCACAGTCAATTGACATGAAGACTTCGTTAATTTTTGATACGATTATAGAATTCATCTGTTACATCAACAAAACTTTGATATGTAGCACCACAGTTAATGCATACATAATCCGGTGTCAATACTCCTTCTTCACTCTCAAAATAGTATTCACCACATACAGAACATTGAAATACTCTATGTGTCATTACATTACTCCATTCGTAAATTTATGCCATTCAATAGCATTCTTGATATCCCATCCTCTAGAATTAATTGAACGCAATACTCTTTCTACAAAATCTACAACTGTTTCCCAATATGCAATTTTGTCTTTCTTTTTTATTAAATCAAAGTCACCATCTAAATGTTCATCCATCTCATTCTTTAGAGGTTTAGAACCTAGATATTGTTCCCAACCCAAATCATCAAGTTCTCGTTGAGACATTTCTCCTCGAAAGTATCTCCACTTATATCTACGCAACTTGTAATAATCACTACGTTCTTTTTGCAGATTAAGTTTTGCTGTTGATAGAATGACAACATACTTTGCATGAAGATTAGGTGTCTGTAGACTTTCTTTTTCTAGATTAATATCATCAATCTTACAGTCTTGTTGCCACATTGTTTGAAGTTTATCTAAATCTACCATATATTCCTCATTTCAAATAGTACTCATCATAACACAGATATAGCGTAATGTCAAGTTATAATTTCACAATATCGTAGTAAGAGAAGGTAAAAGATGCTGATGCTGTTAAGTATGGCATAGAAGTGTCGGTAATGTCAAACTGAATTGCTTCTAATGATGTAGGAAATAAATCTTTGAAGCGTACTTCTACGTTAGCATTGTTGTTACTGTCTGTAATAGTCAATGTAGCATCAGTCATGGTTGGTGCGATAGGTTTAAGAGTTGAATTTCTTGCTGTAGGAAATTCTGCCTGTCTATTAATATAGCGATTGTAGTCTTCTGTGTCAATATCTGCAGTTACTTGTACCATCCAATCTTTTAATGCTATGAAGTTAGTACAGTTTTCATCTACAAGAAAAGTAACTAGTAAATCGCCAAAGTTGATGGTATCACCAGGAACAGGTGTATCTTTCATTCGTGTCATCTGCATTGATGACCCCATAGAGATATTAGGTAAATTTGCTGTTTGACATGTAAAGGATACACCCTCAAGTCTTTGCATTGTAAACACAAACTGAGCAGGTGTAAGAAAGTTTAAATTGGTAGCGGCAATGCTATCAGTCCAATTTGTATATGTAATATTTTCATCGTATGCCATAGTAGATTCCTTTATCTATACTACTATTTATCCATTAAAAAAGGGGAGCATTTCTGCTCCCCCTTCTAAGGTTTATCTCCCTTAATGCAATCTTACATCAGGTTAGTAACAGTTACCAATCTGTAGTATGAGTTGCTATCTGCTGAGATAGAAGTGAATGGGTTAGATACTAGACCATAACGGGTCTTGAAACCAATCTTAGGTTGGAAAGTATTCTCGCCCACTGCACGAACCATCTGCAGAGGTACATAAGGACAGTAGAACAGACCAGCGTCATAAGCGTTTGAACCCTTATAACCAACACAGTAGAACTGGTTGCTATCTGAACTGTTTGCTGAGTACGGATCGATGTACACTTTAATCTTACCGTTGATGGTACCAGCGAATGTGTTGCCAGTATCGTCTACATTCAGATTAGTCTGAAGTGCAGGTGCGTAATCAAGAACGCCTGCCATTGAGAGAGCAGATGCAACATCACTTGAAGTGATGATGAAGTTACCCTTACCACGGCGAGTGTCTTGTGCGATTGTGTTAGCATCACGCTCAATCTGGAACAGAAGTCCCTTGAAACGCTCAACTGACCAACGACCGTTACTATCAACGTCAAGGTCGAAAGTACCAGCACTTGCTACTGCGCCAGACTGTGCGCCTGCTTTAGCAGAAGTGTAGATAGTACGAACAACTTCGCGGTTGATTTCAGCAAGAATTTCTGCTGAAAGGATGTTAGCGAGTTCAGTTTCAGCATCAAGACCATGAACTGCTTTCAAGTCTTGTGCAAGTTCAAGAGTGTATTCTGCTTTCAACGCTCTTGTCTTTGCTGTTACTGAAGTCTTTTCGATGGTGAATGCCATCTCGTTGAACTGACCAGAGTTACCCATTGAGACTGCACCATCTCCAAGTGCTTCACCAGTACCTGTACCAGCGCCTGTACCAGTTGTGAATGGTGATTCCACTGGGTTACCACCAGCATGTGCAGGTGTGACACCAGAGAAGTCTGTGTCTGCTTCGTTGAACAATGCTTCTGTACCACCCTGTGAAGAGTAGTTAGACTTCATTGCAAAAATCAGACCAGTTGGACCAGTCATTGGTTGCACACCACAGATGTCGTATGCGATAAGATTTGGCATTGCACGGCGTACAAGCGAAATCAGGATTGGGTCAAACTTTGCGATACCGCCAGTGTCTGGCATAGTATCAGCATGGTTTGTTGGGATTGCTTCGTGAAGCATTCCGCGCTCTTCTTTCATTGCTTTTTCTTGGTTTTCCAAGATAACAGTTGTGACTGCCTTCTTGTACGAATCCTGAATTTGTGGCATATCAGGATGGTCAAGAACAGGACCCCACTTCTGCTGAAGGTTTTCTGTTAAAAACATTTTATTATCTCCTCGTTGTTTAACGTATGTTAAATATTACAATATTATTTATAATATTTATTTGCCCACTGTTCTGGAGATTGCAGAAACGTAGTCTTTCATCTCACTGGTTAAGTTGACTGCTTCTGTAAGTTCATCTACAGCAACCTCATCCTCTTCGATTGTTTTGGCAATCTTTGGAAAGTAACTCTCCTTGAGTGTTTCCAATTCTTTTGCAAATGATTCCTCATCTGAGAACTCAAGACCTTCTACAAGACCAGAGAACTTCTCTTTTTGAGTATCAGTCAAATCTTTTGCAGATTCCTCGATAGCAACTTGCTTCTTTGCTTCGTTTACCATCTTAGATGTTTCAGCATTTGCTTCGATTTGCTCATTGAGTTTTTGCTCAAGTTCTGCAATCTTATCTTGCTGTTCTGCTACCACATCATACTTGTCTTCTGGAACATCAATGTAATGCTCTTCGAAAACTTTCTTCAGTGATACGATAAAGTCTTCTGTGATTTCAGACTTGAGACCACGCTCAACAGCGAGTTCATTGTCTTTAGACCACTGCTCGACAACATATGAAAGATATGTGTCAACCTTATCTGTCAAATCTTCTGCAATCTTTGCAGTCTCTTCATCGATTTGTGTTTCGTAATGCTCTTCAAGTTCGACAATCTTATCAGCAACTTTAGAGTTTACTGCCGCTTCGAATACAGTCTTTGCTCTTGCTTTGAATTCAGCATCGAACTCACCGCCTTCAGTCAATGCATTTACGTCATCTGACATATCTACATCTTCTTTCTTCGCGGCGTATGATGACTTCATGTAACCATAAGATGCTTTCATATGCTTCATTTCTTTCATCTTATCGACTTGAGCATGAAGTTTTTTCTTCATCTCTTCCATTTCTTTGTCATCATCTTCATCGTCATCGTCATCGTCATCGTCATCGGACTCGTCTTCGTCATCTTCCTCATCCATATCCTTTTCGCCATTTTTCTTTTTGGCGTCCATTGCTTTTTTGAGGGCAGGTGGCATTTCGCCTTCCGCGACTTCTTCTTCAGAGACTACTTCTAAATCTTCGTCTTCTTCATCTTCTTCTTTAACAGGTGTAGCACCTGGTTTGATTGACTGCTCACCCTTGTTTGCTTCACCACCTGGAACTGCCGCTTTCTTGACTTTCTTAGTCACTTCAGCAGGACCATTCTTATCGTCTGGTGATACAACAGCGGCACCGGTATCATCTACCTTACCGTCTGCATCTGCATCTAACTTAGGCATAGGGTCTGCTTTACCGCCACCCTTTCCAGGAGCAGTTGCTTCGTGCATTGATGCTTCAAGCAATTCTTTAATTTTATCTTCTACAGACATGTTGGACACTCCTTATTTGTTTGTCTAATATTTATATGTTTTACAGTTTTGACAAGAAATTATTAAATGCATTTAACTTTGCTTCTTGTAAAGAATTAAGTTTTGCTTTAGCAATGTCTTGCTTATATCTTTCGATATTCACTTCTTTGATGATGCCATTATCCCAAATCCATTCTGCGCCTTCCATGATGCCATTTACGAAAGCATCAGGAGCAGATGGGTCTGCAACAATGTCGGCGGCGGTTGCAAGATAAAAATCACCTTGCACTTCTTGGGCACCTGAACGACCCGCTTTAAGCGAACCCATTCCCCTAGAAGATACCCCCAATGTAGCGCCCTCATCCATCAAATTCTTAACAATCTTACCGTATGGAGTATCCATAATTTTTGCTTTGCCCATGACATTAGAACCATCCATTGACAATTCTGTAATCATGTGCGATACTCTTTCAAGATTGATTGTCGGACCATCAGGATGACCCAACTCACCAAACGCACGTTTGCGGTCGATATTTTCTTTTGTATATCTCTTAACTTCAGTTTCCATAACTGACTTCGGATATACTCGACCGTTTCTATTCTTGAGGTCGGATTGCATAAACACGCCCTCAATGAAATATTGTTTTGCGCCACCCTTCTCTTCTACGAGAAAGTTAGCGTCTGAAATTTCTTCTCTAATCAGTTTCATGTTAGATACCTGCATAACCTGTTAATTTTTTAAGCACTAGAACTGCGGTGCCGCCTGTTGTGATAGTCACTTTAATATCTTCATCACTATCTGTAACTTCTAGTGCAGGTAAAATCCAATGACCTGATGTACCAGTTGCACCGCTATCAAATTTTACAGTTCCGGTTGTAGCACTCTCAATAACTACATCTCCTGACCAGTAGATTTCTTTAATACCAACTGTAGGTGATGAAGCAGTTTGGTTTGTCACAAGAAATGAAGCACCATCAATATCGATAGTAGTATTTCCCGCTCCTCCTGTCACACTGACTACATTAGTCGTTTTGGTGACCTTTAGAAATTGTTGACCTATTGCCATTGCTTATACCCTTTTTACTTACTTATATTTATAAAAGTTTAATCTTCGTTTTTTGCCATCTTAGTAATAGTAGCATAAAAAACTGCTTTACCCTTTTCTTCACCATATCTATCGGTGAAGTCTTTCATAGGCACTTCTTTTTCCAACTTCTTCATCTTATCTTTTTCTGCAGTTGTTAGTTCTCTTTCAGAAAAATCTTTTAAACTTAAATCTTCATTTTGTCTGCGTAGAACAGCGGCAACTTGCTTGTCTTTTGAAAGACCTCTTGCAATCTTTTCAATTGCTTTTACTGCACCTGTCATGTTACCACCTTTGTAACGCTTGTCAGATGCTACACCAATCGCCATCTTTCTTTGCTTCGGTGTAAATCTTTCATCAAGTTCTTCTTCTTCTTTGAGTTGTGACTTATCTACTTTGTCACCAATTGCTTGTGCAGTTTTTAATCTTGCCATTTTTAGTGGTGCAACATCTTTAAAACGCTTTTCAAGACTTCTGCGATCCAATCTCAAATCTCTCTCATCACTACCCATTGAATAGATTTTCATATCTGTTCCAACAAGAGCATATCTCATCTTTGGTGCTTCATCAAGTTCAACTTCTTCTGGGATAACTCTCATTGCACCAGAAATGTAAGCAGGATGATTTTTCAATGCTCTCTGTGCATCTTTCTCATCATTACTATCAACATATACTTTTACTTTTTTCTTTGCGCTATCAGCATCTACACGAAACTGAATACGACCCATCTTCTGAGCAATCTCTTTACCGATACCATCGCCCATCATTCTGTTGAAGATTTTTTGTTTCTTAGGGTCTTTGAAGTTACCATCTTTATCAAATAGTTTTGCAAGATGTGGGGGTAGACCTGCTTCGATAAGTTCTACACTTTCTTTCATCAACTCTTTAACTGATTTCAAATCAAGTTTAAGTGCTTTAGCAATTTGTTCTGCAGTCTTTCCAGAATCCATCATCATATGAAACTGCTTCATTTTACCTTCGTTGATATTATCATCAAAGTACTCATTGATTTTTAGTTGTTTAACTGCGTTATCGAAATCTCTTTTTGATTTAGCAAGTACTGTTTGTAATTGCATTTTCGATGCTGGTTTTAGACCTTGATACATTGTAAGTAACTTATCAGCAACTTTAGGATCAACCTTTGCTTTTTTACCATCAGCAAACTCAATAGGTTTCATGCCTCTAAGTGATACTGCTTTTCTTAATTGCATCATAATATTTTTGTCTGCCGCTTTTCTGTCATCGTCAGTGGCAGTGTTATCGATGTCTGCGGCGTCTTTACCTGTTCTTCGACCCATTGCTTTAAACGCATCACGCTTTGCACGATTTTCTTGCAACTCTTCATTCAAATCACCTAAAACATCAGCAATGAAATCTCTATCTCTCATTAGCATTCTTTTTGCGCCTGAGGATAACTTCATTGAATCCAACACTTTGGGAATCTTACTGATAATGTCATCTTCTTTTTTTCTATCGTATTTGACGCCCATCTTTTTCATTGCTCTTGCAACTGCCGATGCTGTGTCTTCACGCTCTGTTACTTCAACTTCTTCACCCACAAGTTTCAAGTAATCATCAATAATTTTGTCTGTATCTTTTTCACTACGATATGAACCGGCATACTTTTCTTTATCAAAGTATACAAAGTACTTACCACCTTTTGTAGTAACAGTAACTTCGATGTTCTTCTTACGACCTACTTTATCGGTCTTTACTATCTTTTCGCCACTGTCTACTTTAACTTTTTCAGCGAGGTTGATAGTCTGTTTTAATTGGGTGAATGTTACAGACATTTTTTACTACTCCGTTGTTTCGATTTCTAGTTCACCTTTATCGTTAAAAAGTGTTTTAGCAAATGTTTCTTTTGCTGTTGCTAATTCATGTGCTACTTTATCATTCATTACTGATTGAAATTTAACTTCAGCATTTACAAAATCTTTGTTGTTAATATCGTTAATCATTGCGTTAATTTTATTCATTAGAATTGATCCTCTTCTTCACCGTCTTCTCCACCAGATGCTTCCGCTTCTGCTTCTATTTCACTATTTATCTGCTCAATATCATCATCATTTTGCTTGAGAATATTCTTACGAATCCACAAGTTACTATAATATTGACCAGCATATTCAGCGGCATCTCGTACTAAAGCAAGACGTTCTCTTAATATTTCTTGGTCTTTCAGTTCTGAGAACTGATTATCTTTTACATAATCATAACGAATATCTTCTTTCATAAGTTCCCAGTCTTCTTCAGTTATAACGCCTTTAAGCAATAACTGTGTGCGTAATAAGTCTTGAAATAGTTCATTGAACTTCTTACGCAATCTACCTACAAACTTAGTAAACTTCAATTCATCACGATTAATCTCTGTTGCTCGACCTAACTGAAAACCACTTTCAGGTTGCATACGAGACTGAGGTACATTGAGTGCTAAGAACATCTTCTTCTTAAAATACTCAATATCTTCAATCTCACCGAGGTTTTGACCACCACCTAGTGTAGTAATCTCTGTACCTCTACCACCTTCTCTGCGAGGCATCCAGAAGTCTTCTAGCATGTTCATAAACTTACGGTCGTCTTTTACTTCACCTGTATCACCATCATAAACTAACTTATTCTTAAAGTTATTCATAATGTCTTTTAGATACTGTTCTGCTTTCTGCTTAGGTAAGTTACCAACATCTACATAAAATACTCTACGCTCAGGTGCCCTTGCAATACGATAGATAACAAGAGCATCTTCCATCATACGCAACTGATTGACTGGTTTGATTGCTTTGTGTAAATAACCCACAACCATATTGTTATTCATATCAGTCATACCAGAAGGCACATATGTTACGCTATCTTTAGTGAGAGCAATTGCATTTGCAGTTTTCATCTGCGTTACATTTGTCGCCACCGATCCTTCAGTGTATAGGAAGTATTCTTTAATCTTTTTAATACCACTGACGCCCTTTGTAATTTCTTGCTGTTCGTCTTTAATAACTTCACGAACAAATTTTATTGAACGAGGGTCGACAATTCTGAGTTTTTGTATGCCTTCTTTTGGATTACTGCTATCAACTACTTTATGAAAATATAGTCTTCCATCAATATACCAACGCTTAAATAGTTCATGAGACCTCTTATTGAAGTCAAGCATTCTTAGAACTTGTTTAAACTCTTCATTAATTTTCTTTTTAATAGATGATGAAACCTGCACATCGTCTAAAGTTATAGATACTTGCCTATCACTGTCAGATACGATTGCTTCATTGATAATATCATCAATCGCCGCTTCGCATTCTGGGTGCATAGAAATTTCACGATACTTCTTAATTAAGTCGTATTCGTTCTTCGCTCTATAATCTTGATTAACAAAAGTGCCGTACGCGCCACCAGAAACAGTAGACACGCCATCGTCTGGAGAAGGAAGAATTATATCCTGCTTTGGTAAATTCTTCTCCCCTCCATTACGACTGATTTCAAATCCGAATAGTTTTACTGCCATATTTTCTCCACCTAAACATTATACCATTATCTTGAAAGTTATTAAGCAGTTGTATCTGCGGTTGTTACACCACCGAAACGACCACCAAGACTTTCAAAGAACTGGTAAGTAAATTCACAAGTAAACTCTGCAATTGCATCGTTTGTTCCAAAGTCTAGAGCAATCTCACCAATGTTGGTTGGATATGCGTCTTTGATTATATATGACTTGAGAACATCATCATTTCTGTCTAGATGGTCAACTCGTAAATCAACGAGATATTCACTAGGCAGGACTCTACCTCGATTAGTTACTACGTTGTTGATACCATTCTGCCAGATTTCAAAGGCATCGCGGATTGCGAATGATGTGTCATTGTACACTGTTACAGTCCATGGAGTGAAAGTTCTTTCACCGCCAAAGTTTACAACACGACCCCTATAGTTGACTGGAGTGTTACCGATTGTTGAACCAGGAAGTGCGGCGCCTCGGCAGAGAAATTCTGCATCTCTGCCTGCTACGCCCGCTACTGCTCCAGAAACGTATTCTGGAAATGATAGCGTTACTCTGAACTGGTTTGCTCTCGCACCCCCACCAATCATACGGGATTTAAAGTCTGAAATTGTTGCCATTTTTATATGCTCCTATTATCTTACTATTTATCCCTTATACACCAGTCTCTTCAAAAGAGATACCAGTTCTTGTTGCTACGAATGTAAGCGTGATAAAGTTAATTGACCTTGCAGGTTTAATAAAGATATCTGCTCTAAACTCGTTTGCATCAATGACTGCAGGAGTATTATTAGTTTCGTCACAAACAACTTTAAAATCAAAGATGCCTCTGCGACCTTGAATATCTCTCAAGAACGGTTCGACTAGATTTCTAAAGTTTGCTCTAGTGAAAGTGTCGTTGAATTCAAACAACTGAAACTTCGCCGCTGTAGCAATTGCTTTTTCTAGAATGATGAACAATCTACGAACATTAATTCTATCAAATGCACTTGGTGCAGTCAGCATAGTTTTATCACCAAAGAGTGTGATGCCTTGTCCAGGGAATGCTACAACTGGATTAACTTGCTTTCTATAGAGGGAATCTCTATCTGCTTTATCTGGTGAGAATGCGACTTTTACTGCATTCTTAATCTGCCCGCGGTTGAAACCAGCAGGTGAGAAGAATGGATCAGCAACTAAGTCAGTTCTTACACAGCATCCAGCAACATCAGCATTCAAAGGAATCCAACGATATACATCGTTGTATCTGTCATACTGATATTTCCAACCACTATCCATTACTGCGAATGAAGAGTTGATATTTGCCGAATTATCTCTGAAATCTACAATATCTGTTGCGGCAGTTGTTGAAGTTGCATCAGCAAGTTCTGGTGATAAGAATACCATACAGTCTTTTCTGATTTCAGCAACATTGTCTACAACGTATTTTGCTGTCGCTCCGTTTGCAGGTCCCATGACAATAAGAGAGATATCGAATTGCTCATCGTTTGCAAATTTAGCATATGCAGTCTGTAGTTCTCCTGCTGTAGGAGCGGCACCATTTGCGGCACCTGACAGAGAAACGTACTGTGGTTCTCTACTTGTGTGTGCAAAAGCATTACTCAAAATACCTGTCGCTGTACCTACGTCACTATCAAAGTTTGTGCCGTGGTCACCGAACCAGAGATAATTTGAATACTGATTAATATGCTCTACATAGTAATTTACTGTTCCATCTGACTTCTTTGCATCAGTTGCGACAGATAAATTTGAGAACTTTTCAAGTATTGTGTTTGCAGTTCCAGTAATATCTCCATCTTCATCGATGACGATTACATGAAGTTCATCATTAGAACCGCCTCTTGCCGTTGCTTGTGCAGATGTTCCTGGTGCATTATCGAATTCTGCATGATAGTACCACTTGACAGTTACATTAACAGGTGTAACTGTTCCATCAACTGCAGTAGTTAGACCAGTAGTCTTACCCTTTTCGTTGATAGTCAAGGTATTTGTTGATACTGCTGTTACTTCATATTCAGTATTGTGTCCAGCAAATACAACCAAGTCTCCTACAAAGATAGTATTTGCAGATACAACTGTTACTGATGTTGCTCCTAACGCATTAGAGGTTACACATGTAGTAGTATTAGTACTTGTGTAAGCACCTGCAGTGTGACATACTGATACTTTAAGTGAGTTACCCAGAGTACCTGGATATTTTGCCGCCCAATCGCCAACTCCTGTTGCGATTGCAGAAGCACCTAGATTATCGTATTGTGTTTCGTTTTTAATTAAGAATCCTGAACCGTCTTGTGTCGCATTCAGCATACTTGCTTTTTCTGCTCTAACAACTTGAAGATTAGAACCATAACTCAGAAAGTTTGCCGCAGAGAAGAAATATTCGTATGTATCAGCATTAGGTTCACCGAAAACGGAAACCAATTCATTTTCTGAAGATACATTGATTACATCGTCTACAGGTCCCCACTGAAAGTTGCCCGCATATGCTCCCGGTGAGGTTGCTACTGCTGGCACAACCTGTGTTAAGTCCACTTCACGAACTAGAACGCCTGGTGAAATTTGAAATGCCATGTTATTTACTCCCGTATTTAAAATCAAAGGTTTTAGTCATTTACGATAATATTTATAAGTTTACCAATTTGTACTATCGACTACAACCCATCTGTCACCATCTGCATCGACAAAGGATTCGGCACCAGCGCCTTCTTCTTGACTTACAAAACCAAATGGTGTTAATTCATCTTCTATTGCTTGCATTTTCTCTTTATATAATTTTTGTCGTATATCATTCTCGGTTAATTCTTTGAAATACGGTTGTCCACTTAACCATGCAAACATCACCAAGCACATTGCTAAATCATCGTGACTACCTTCTTCTGCTTCGTAAGAACCTTTTCTTGCTACAAAAGTAGATAGTTCGTTGATAATATCGAAATCTTGAATTATCAACTTGTTTTCTTCTATTAGATTTTTGAGATTACTACAACCCAATCTTTTCAGTTGACCCGTAGTTCTAGCACCTAATGTGGTGCCTCCTCCAAAACCTCCTCCTAAAACTTGTCCTGCTCTACCTTTCCATGTGGTAGACAATAAGTTTTCGTATTCTATATCATTATTTAGAATATCCGCGACTTGTTGACCTATATCATTTATCTCAACAAGTATATATGCATCGTTATAATGAGAACACATTCTATTAATAACAGTTGGATACATTAAAGGTGAAATTTCATTTGAACGATACTTACATACAACTTTAAAAGGCATCTTTGTTACATCTAGTATCACAAACGCACTGTAGTCGATTCCTACGCCCCTTGAGACATCAACTGTGCAAATATATGTGTTACCTTCTTGTGCTTTTTCATATACTGTTACACCTTCTTTATCATATTCGGGTTGCTTGTATGCCATATTACGCAATGAATTAGGGTTGATAAGTGTATTACTTGACCCCAAGAACTGACATTCAAATTCTTGATCCCACTGTTCTTGAGAAGTATTTTTAATCGTTTCTTCTTTAAAGCGAATACCACGACCAGGAATATCATTCCACTCAACTTCAATAGTTGCATAATTACTACGTTTCTCTTCAGCATCAACCCACATCTTATAAAAATGGTTCATACCTTTAGGTGTAGAGACAACCATCACTTTTGTATTTTTACCAGAAGTAATTGTGGGATATACTGACCTAAAAAACTCTTCTGCTAGATTATTTGGAACGAATGCAAATTCGTCTAGAAATACTAGATTGAATGAACCACCACGAACCGCGCTAGATGATGTTGATGATGCAATAATTTTACTGTCATTCTCTAATACAATAGAACCTTTGTTCCATTCTTTGATACCTTGTTGTAAGTAAGGCGGAAGTGCTTCATACGACATATGAATTTTTGCAAGCAAATCTCTTGCAAGGGAACCTTTGTTCGCAAGAATAGCACAGTTTACTGTTGGATTGAATAACGCAAACCACAGAATGTATGAACACACAGTAGTTGATTTACCTGACTGTCTAGGAATTTTACATATAGAAAATCTGTTCTTATGAAATGTTTTAATCATCTTCTTTTGAAACGAATACATTTCAAAAGGAATAAAACCTTCATCCAGATTAACAATCTTAATATACCTTTCGATAAAATATGATGGGTCCTTAGAACACTTTACATACTCTTCGATTTGTTCTGCAGTAAACTCTTGCTGAACATTAGTTTTTTTAAGATTAGGATTTCCTAGATAATTATCACTCATTTATAATCTTCTGTAATACCACTTCAAACTGGTCAATTTTTAGCGTACGGTTAGGCCAATAGATATAATCTTTTTCTGGATTCGCTTTTAGATTGTTCAGCAAAGGAACAACAGCGGCATATAGTTTTGATAATTTATCTTGTAGTTTCTGAACTTCTTCTGATGAAGATGTAGCAGTTTGTGCAAGTTGCTGAACTGCTTCTAGTTCATTCTCATCTACTGCGGTGAAACCAAAATCGAAATCACTCATGGTCGATTACCTTCTCCTCTTTCTCACCCTTGATTAGTTTCTGCAGTTCTGCAGTTGAACCAACGAATAGTGCATTAGTCACATTCTGAGGTGCTTTTTCGTCTACTTTGTTTAAGTCTTTCATATTTTTCTGTAGTCTCATCAAATCTTGAGTTACATCACTAACTGTTTTAATTAATTGACCTGCTACTTCATATGAACGAGGGTTCTCTGCTTCTCTTGCTAATTGAAGAATACCTTCGATTGCTGTATTACCCTTTTCGATGAGCATATGAAAGTTTTGTCGTGCAATTTCATAGTCTGCATCTGCATCTGCTTTATTAGGGTCAGGTGCTGGTAGATGGTCAGATGCTTGAACTTCTGTCGGTAACTGTTCTGCTATATCAAATACTCGATTTAATTTTTCATCAATACTCATATCACACTCCTTATAGTTGTGTGAATCCGCTTACCTTTTTCAAAGTAATCGTCACAGTTCCATCTTCAATAAAAACTCGTAAATCTTTACTTGGTTCTGCTGAAAGACCAAGTTGTCCTGTATTTGTAATAGCACCTACTCCTGCTCCACTGAAAGTAAACACTGGTGTTAGATTTGGTTCAGTAACACGATAAATCTCAATGTCTCCCACATTATTGTCATAATCAATTTGTAGAATAATACACTCTGGATTTTCTGCAGTTTCATCTCTACCTAAAGTATCGACATCCATATCAAAATCAACTGAACCAGGAGTGAAGTCTCCCGATACTGCAAAAGTTGCTCTAGTTTCTGTAGTTGCTAATATTGTCTTAGTTGCCATTTTATAATCTCACTTATTATGTTACTGGATTATCAGTCCACGTTTCACTAAATCCAAAATCATCATCTGCATCTGCAGAAGTTGGGTCTGGAGTTGTCACCAATCTACTAGTAGGTGTAATTGATGTTCCTATAGTAGGAGAGTTGTCTAAGAAAGCATCTGCTTGCACAGTCTTAATGATACCTTGCTCAGAAATAGGTCCATAGAAATTCATCTTTACAGTAAATGTCATAGTATATATGATACTTCTGCGAGAAGCAAAATCACCTTCATAATCATCCTCATATGTTAGACTTTCTAGTATAAGAGGAAAGTCATCTTTAATACCCATCTCAGGAACAGCATTAATAGTTAAAGTATATGCTGGTGTGAAAAATGGTAATATTTGTTCAACAACTTGAAGTGCATCTTCTTGGTTTTTTGCCATAATAAACAGACTGAAATTCAAGTTGTAAGGTACAGATTGATATTGTCTTTTAATCTCTGTGCTAGTAGTACCAACTGTTTTACGAACATTCATTTTGTTTACTTTACGTTGACCATCATAATTAAATCCACTAATTTCAAAACCCATTCTTGGTAAAGTTAGTTGATGTGTATTTGTTAGTTGAGGATTTTCATATAGTCTAGCAAGAAATTTTTGTTTTGGTCCATATGCAAGAGGCACTTTCAGTGATTGTATTGCATTCCCGCTTGCATCTTTTCTACGAATGTCGATATCATTGAATACGCTACCAAATGCGATAACACTTCTGCGAATTGTTTCATGATAAAAATGATTTTGTCCTAACATTATCTTTGTACCTCACCAAATGGATTGCTTGTGCTAAAGTCTATGATATCTTCTGCATTCAAACTAAAGTCGTTGTTTCTTGAAAGAGGTTCAATACTTGCACCAATTGTTGTCGCATTAGTTGTTGTTGAAAGTGTATAATCTTCTTTGATAATCTTAAATCCATTTTCAAGCAACAATGAACCTGAACTATCTTCAAGTGATATTTCATAGTTAAACATGTCAGTTGAACGTGCATCTTCAATAGCATCAATCGCTGATACACCAGTATCAATCTTCTCTGAACTGTATACAAATCTTTCAACATCTAATCTGTATGTGTAGATATTATTTGCTTGATAGAAAATATTCTCATGCTCAACAAATGTGATTTCAAATAAACCTTTTGTCATAGGAAAGTATAGTAAATCACCTTCGTT